AACTACAGGTTCTGGCATGCCAGCTTATGCAGGTCAAGGCGGTGAGTCTGCCAAGATCAAGAAAGAGTTTGGCAGTATTGCTGATGTGCCTAAAGACTATGTGTTTGTGCCCGGCGGTCAGCTGATGGACATTACCCGTAACGCTGTTGGTCAAGAAGCATTTACTACCAAGCTTGGTGAGTTTGGTGGCTACCCTTCTACTCAAGGTCAAGCCTATGCACAAGCCAGAGAGATCAATAAGTCTCTTGGTCGCATGACCCGTGAAGAGATGAAAGCTGCTGGCAAAGAGTTGCCTGAGCCTACCAAAGCTATTACCAAGTCTGTTGCTGGTAGCAAGATGGTTAAGGTTGCTGGTGTTGGTGGTGCTTTGATTTCTTTGGCTGATGTTGCAAGCGCTAAGGAAGCTGCACAAACAGTTGGTGAGATGCTGTTGCCAATCGGTGCAACACCTTCAGAACTTGCTACAGGTAAACTTACTGAGAAGCAATTCAAAGCATTCCAAGAAGCTCAAAAGCTTGGTAGCCCATATCGTTCAGTACCACCTCCGAGATAAGACATGCAAGAAGTTACACATGCCCAAATCTATGAGCGCCTCGTTGCTGTTGAAAGCAAGGTCGATCACATAGACAAGAACACTAAGGACCTTGTAGACGGTTTTAATGCTGTCCAAGGGGCGTTTACTGTTCTTGGTTGGATCGCCAAGATTGCCAAGCCTATTCTTTGGATAGCTGCGGCATGGGCTGCTACTGCCTTATTCTTCTCAAGCTGGCGCAAGTGATGTGGATCCAATCTCTGCAATGCTCATGTTGGGCAGCGCACTCAAGGGCATACGCTCTTGTTGTGAAATGCTTAACCAAGGTAAAGCTGAGATACAGCGCATAAAGAAGGGCATTTCTGATGCAAAAGAAATTGCAAAGGAAGTTTCTGGCTTTTGGTCTTGGCTTCAAGGACTTTTCTTACCAGCGGATAAACAGCCTAGCGTTGTTGTGCAGACTGAAGAACCGAAGAAGAAAGTAAAAGAAGAGTATGTTGAATACATTCCTGACGAAGATGCAATCATTGACCAGTTTATTAAACATGTGGGTGACTTCTTTAAAGCGCAGGCTTACCTCGTTGCTTACAAAGAAGACCTAGAGAGGAAAGTGTTTGGTTCATCATACGGCGACAATAACATTGGTGCTCTTGAGTTAATCTCTATAGAGACTAAGTTGGTCAAGTGTGGTGCAGAGTTGAGGGAGCTGATGAATGAAGCTCCACCGCAGCTGGGTCCGTTGTACAGTCGCTACAAAGCAATGTACTCCAAGATCCTTGATGAACAAAAGAAGGCTCGGGAAAGAGACAGGAAGAATGAAAAGCAAAGGAGGGTGCTCAAGGTGAAGACAGAGAATGATCGTATTGATCGCTGTGTACCGCACTGGGTAACGCTTGGGCTAATCATTTTCTTCTGGGTATTCCTATGGCTAATTCAATCGCTGAGTACGATGCAAAAATCTACTTTTGGGGCATGGTCCTCTTCGCCACAGTATGTTTTATCGCACTCCCAATTACTGCCTATATCTATCTTGACAACAAGATTCTTAGCGAACAAGTGAAGCAAGATAGAAAAGAAACCAAGCAACTCAAGAATGAACTAAGAAAGGCTTTAAATGTTACCAATAGTAGCGTCAATAGTAGCGAACCTGATTGATAACGGGATGCACAAAGTGGCTGACCAAGTTATCGAAAAGGGTGTGGATGCCGTGCAAGACAAGTTAGGCATGGAGTTAAAGCCTCAAGGTCAAGCAACCCCTGAGTACAACGCCAAGCTTCAAGAAGAGGCCAATCGTCACTCAGAGTTTATGGCTGAGTTAGATGAGAAGTCTACCCAACGTGCTACTGATATGTACATGAACGATGAATCTACCCGTAAGTTCAGCCAGCACTATGCTTGGTTCATCACTGTGGTGTCGTTTGCTTACTTCTTCATCGTGTCATTTGCACCTGTTGAGAACCGTAACCGCGACTTCATCAACATCATCTTGGGTTTCCTGATTGGTACTGCAGTTAACTCTTTGATTCGTTTCTTCTATGGTTCTAGCAACAAGTCTCAAGAGTCTGTTGACCAGAAGCAAAAGGAGCAACAGCAATGATTGTTGAACTCAAGCACCTGCAAGCCGTCAAGGTGAAGGAGCCTGAGAAATGGTTGCCCTTCATCCGTGAGACATGCGAGAAGTACCAGATCAATACTAAAAACCGTATTGCATCCTTCCTTGCCCAAACAGCACATGAGTCTGGTGGGTACACCATGCTAGAAGAGAACTTGAACTACTCTGATACCACTATGGCAGCGGTGTGGCCTCCAAGGTTTGCTGTACAAGAGCCTGATCCTAATAAGCCGGGTAAGACCCGTGCAAAGAAGGATGAGAAGGGTAAGAACATCCCTAATGCTTTTGCCAAAGCCCTACACCGCAAGCCTGAAGCTATTGCCAACGCCGTGTACTCGAACCGTATGGGCAACGGAACCATTGAATCTGGTGAGGGGTGGAAGCACCGAGGAATGGGTCTTAAACAGCTCACGGGCAAAGATAATCACAAGCGCTGTGGTGATGCCTTGGGCGCTGATTTTGTGACCTCTCCTGAGCTTCTATTGGATCCTAAGTGGGCAGCGCTATCGGCAGGATGGTTTTGGTCAGCCAACAAACTAGATCTCTTTGCTGACAACGATGACATCAAAGGTCAGACGATCAAGATCAATGGCGGGACTATAGGCTTGGCAGACAGGGAAGCCCGTTACAAGGCTTGTTTAGCATCAATGGACTGATGGTTCTGATACCAGAAAGTCGTAACCAGAATTGAGTCTGTATTGGTTTAAGAGTTTCTCTTGAATCTCAACCATGCGATAGAGATACAGTACCTCGTCCGTGACCTCTACAGACTCATCTATTACCCCGTCCTTGTCCCTGTGTAGTAGGACATACGACCATTCTTTTACTGCATCAGCCATCTGATTACCACCAGAAAAGTTACTGTAAGGGCTGTGCCTACTCCTAGGCAGAACAAAATCATTTCCATCATTTTGGCATCCCCGCACGGCTGTAGACAGCAAATGTTTTAGGCAAGAGCATCTCTGGGTTTTTTGATACACCATGAACAGTGCCGTGATGAGGCTTTTCTAAGCGCTTCTTTTCCACATACTGTGTCATTGCCATACTACCCTTTGATGATGTGATGTGGTCTTTCATAAAGTCAGGGTAATTAACTTTGATGAAGTCAGGATGAAAAGCATTCATTTTCTTTGCTCCAACATAGCGTCTGCCATTGTGTAAGCAGCGGCTGCATAAGTTTGTGGTGATGCAGTTGATTTGCTATCTGGATGTGCAAGCATCGCTAGCATCGCCTTGGCAGCAAAGTAATCACGCAATGTCATGCCTGAAAGGTGCATGCCAAGTGTTTGAACCCCGTGGTTGTGCAAGGGGAAAGCTGGTCCACCTGTTTTGTCTGTCATACCAAGATCCATTCTCTTTCTGAGCGACCTGCATTAGAGGTCACTGTTTGTCCTGTTGTGTCAACTACGCCCAGCTTCTTCATCTCTGGAAGCCTCCGAGCTACTTGGTTCGGATCCAACCCAGTCAGTCTGGCGATCCCGTCTTTGCCCAGAGGTCCATGCTCTAACAGACACTGATAGATCAAATCCATATGCTGGGGTGCTACTTGTTTTATCTCTTCTGCTGCTTGATGACTTGTGGCTGGATCTGACTTTCGTGACCGCCAAAATTTCAATAACTTCATCTGTCAACTCCGTTTCTTTGCGTCTGTTATAAACAATCCAATTAGCCCTAGTCCACTCTTCGTGGCATCTACCTTGGGCTACCATCTTTGCTTTGTATTCACTTGTGCAGTCTTCACAAATGAATGTCTGTTCCTTTGCTCTATACGCTTCGTGTAACCATTGCTGGTACTGAAGGTGGTTAACAAAACAATCAGGGGTGTATCTATTTTTATGTGGATTCATAGAGGAGACATGGGACTCAATAAACAAGTCTAGTTGGTCATCAAATCCCATGCCTATCACCTTACATGCAAGAGCATTGCATTTTGTTACCAACAGGGAAGCATTGGTAACGGGTAAAAGCTGGGCAAGAAGCTGCTGCATATCCAGCCACAACTAAAAGCGTAATTGCTAAAAAGAATTTTTTCATCGGAAACTTTCGGTTAATTAATCTAAGTACATCACCATGGAATATCGTCGCTCATATCCTGCACAGAGCCACGAGGGTTCTCTTTGCGTGTAGGGGCAGAACTTTGACGGGGGGCATCTTGTTTTGGTTTAACAGACAAAGACATGAACTTTTCACCGTTCTTTGAAGTCTTTAGCCAAGAGCTAATCCAATACTCTGTGCCATCAACAGTTATTGATCCGTTGTAGTCAGGGTGGTTATCGGTTTCTTTCTTCTTGTTTTTGAAGAGAGCGCCTTTGTTATTGTTGTCGTATTCAGCCATCGTGTTCCTTTCAAGCTTTGGCTTTCTTAATTGCGGCTCTGGTTTTAGCTGTTAACTGTCCCCATAGCCATACTTTTTGGTCAGCCTCGAGCGCTGCTTCATCGACCATGTTGGCGGCCTCTGTTGCTTTGTCTTGGTTGACCAGATCCTCGCAAGATGCTGCCATCTCACGGAGAAACTCTTTTTCTTCTTCGGGCAAGTCGTCACCAACATTACCTTTTGGTGTAACGATAGGTGCATCACCCTTGCGGCCCGTTGTAGCGTCTAGCGCATCGTGTTCAACGATTTCAAGCGCTGCAACCCACAAATAACGGCGTAGGTATGTTTGTACTGCCCCAAGGTTTTGGACCTCGTGACAGCCCTTTAAAGCCGCTGTAGACATGGGTGAAGAGATGACAATGACCTCTTCTGGTTTGTCCGTGTTAACAATGGACATCGTTGCATATTCGCTGTCAAAGCTGATGACAGAAGTCAAGCCAACATCCTTAAAGATCTCGAGTGCAGGGATAACAAAGTCACCCAGCTCGAAATAGTAGTAGTTGGCAAACTTGTTGTGACCAGACTTCTTGAGTTGACGGCTGTGGAAACGCTCACGGGCGTGGTTTAGTTTTGTGTAGACGTTCATTCTTGTTCTCCAAAAGCTTCGCCAAGCTCGTTCTCGATGATGTACTGTTGATCTTCGGGGTATAGGTCGGAAAAATGTACAAAGTGGTTTTCTTGGCAGCAGTGATACTTCTCGCCCTGTGGTTCACAGCAGTAGCAGCAGTACATCGTTTCTGAGGCCATAAACTCTTTTTTGTACTCTTCGTACAGACTTTTCATTTTCATTTGAAATCCTTTGCAATGATTCTTTCAATTACTGTGATTGCTCTATCACGAACTAAGTCAATGATGTTTTGGTTGTCAAGGGTTCTGATCTCTTCAACCACCAAAGTATCCTCATAGATCCTGTTAAACACGACTACAAGCTTGATATCTTCGTACTGGATGTGTTTGGTATATCTGCCTGTTTTCATGTCCCAAGAGCATTGTTGATCTACCCAGTTATGCGTAGAAGTAGTAGCACAGTCCTGCAAAAATGCAGACTGAGATGATACTGAAGATAATGTCATAAAGTCCAATCTTTTCTTCTGGTTCTTCAAACCAACTTGCGTTGTCATTTGGAAATGCTTCTTGTAGTGTTCTTGGGAAACAGCGTGTTGTGTCATTAATCATCATCGTCCTCCATGAAAGGGTCACCAAAGGTTGATCGGACACCTGTGTGCAGGTTCACCCAATCCCGTCCTTGTTTCTGAATGATCTCACCATCTTGACCAAACCAAGTGTCACCCACTCGATTGAATATGTCACCTGTGTCTGATGTCAAGGTGTTACCCGTCTTGACATATGTGTGACCTGAGAAAAGATTAGTTTTGATCATCTTGATCCTCCAATGCTTTGATGTACTGGATAAGCTCTGCCACTGTTTTGACATCGCCTATGCACCACCTGTTGACCAGATCTAAGACCATCTGTTGACCAGCCTTGTGGCCTTCTCTATACGATTCCACCGCATCCATTTCGACTCCTTTTCGTGATTGGTGTATGAGTACTGTAATTCAACTTGAGTTGATGTCTACACAATTGTTTGTATCAGAATTTCAAACCCGATAGATATTCTTAATAGCCCTATTGTTGAACTGTAGTATAGTATCCTGCGTGTTAATAAACAAGGAAAGAAATGAAAGTTACTGATCTACCGAAGAATGTTACTTTGTACGAGTTGGCAAAGGTGTTGGGCATTACAGCGCCAGCGGCTTACAAGTACAAAAAGAACAACAAGATCCCTGATTTACGGGTGTATCAACTAAAAGAACTTAAACCGGAGTGGTTCAATGAGCAAGGGAAGTAGAGCAAGACCTTTTTCTGTAAGCAATGAAGAATACGCAAACCGTTGGGATGCGATTTTTGGACGAGATGTAAAGGAAGATAAAGATGAGTTATGCAGAGATCGAAATGGATGTGGTGAGATGGGGCGAGGCAAGCGGAATAGT